TAGCTTTTAATATTAGCAGGATCAATATTAAGTACTAAGTTATTTGTTATTATTTTTGGATTATATGAAGTTCCCATAATTTTAATCTTTCCGCTTAAGGATAAGAATATCCAAACGAATATGATGTTACAGCAGAGGTTAAACCGCATCCAGTATCAAAAAGTTTTGCCTTTACATATACCTGAATACCATTCCCAACTGTTGTTCCACTAAATGTAAAAGATCCACCGCTTTGTATAATTGTATCACTTGTAGTTGGGTCTGCTGGAGCAGATCCTTGTTGTACTGTATAATATAATCCACCACATTGGCTCCCAGCACTTATTGTAAAAGTTATTTGTCCACCATTACATCCAAAAGCACCTTGACCATTCGGACATGATGAGGTAATAGTTGGAGCTGTTAAGCTACCCGGACATGTTCTACAAGCAGTTGCACTAGATACAGAACTTGACTGGCCATTAAAATATGCTATTGCTTTTACAGTTGTTAAAGATGGACAAATTGCACATCCAATATTTTGATTTTCACATGAGTTTGCAGGTGTTGTACTAACAAAATATCCAGTAGCGCACGGTATTATTGTTCCATTAGATCCATAAACTGGTGTAGTACCATCTGTAGTATAGACTATAGAAGATCCAGCAGTCGATGTTCCAATATTACCATTTAATATAGTATTATTAAAACTACAAGCTGATCCAATATTTACACTGGGTGCAAACGGTGTAGATCCCAATATAACTACAGGATATCCTCTAAAAGTTGGAATACTAAAATAACTCATGCTAAATCTCCACCTAGCACATAATCTCCAGCACCACGACGATAAATGCTAATTGAAGAAAATTGAGTTCTTGATCTGTTTAAGTATCCCGGAGATCTCATAGAATTTCCTGTTCCACTAGCAACTATTATTCCGCTTCCAATATTTACAAGCATACAGTTCCATCCCGGTATTGTAATTTGAGCAGTGCTACCTATAGTAAATGTACCAGTTGAAACTACTCCAGTTTGTTCAATTATATATCCATTATGAGAATCTGTTAATGTTAATCCACCAGTTGATGTAATAATCGTCGGTGTAATTGCACCGCTAATTGATCCAACGGGACTGATTGAAAATATTGGACTTGAAGATGAATTCCAAATTTCAAATGGATTTGCCGATTGCGAAACGGCAGATTTTATTACAATTCCCCTTGTGGTTGAAGATAAAGAATCTACTTCTAATTGATTAGTTGATCCAGCTCCACCAATATGCATCTTTCCAGATGCATCGATTATTGTAATTGCGCCGCTTGCCGCATTTTGTAATTCTAATAAATTTCCAGATCCTGTGCCTACATTTCTAAGAACTAATCCTTTATATCCAGCCGGAGCATTTATTTCCATTTTACCGGAATATTGTCCAAATGGTTGACTAGTGCCAAGTCCAATAAAGCCATCGTATTCACCAATTTTAATAAGACCCGAAGCGTCTATTTCAAGAGATGGCATACCAGAAATATCATTAACTGAAAATATCGTTCCAGAAGCAAGCCCATCTGAAATTGAAAATAATTGACCTGCTGTAGATTCAAATGATAAAGTTGAATCTGATAATATATATTGTCTTATACCACTAGCACCAGCACCAGTTCCGGTATATGTTATATAATTACCAGTAATGTTATAAGCAAATCCAGAACCAAATGTTACACCAGATGATGAATTCCAAACTGCAATATATCCACTTTGTCCACCAGTTAGCGATAAATTTGCTCCAGTGGCTCCTGTTGCGCCATTAGAACCATTCGCCCCGGTAGCACCTGTAGCACCAGTATTGCCAGCGATGCCAGTAGCACCTGTAGCACCAGTTGAACCAATGCTACCAGTTGGCCCAGTGGCTCCCGTAGCGCCATTTGCACTAGATGCAAGTAAATTTGAACCAACACCAGCAGTAGCTGCTGTAAGATCAATATACGCACCTCTATTAGTTCCCGCTGTTTCAAAAATTCTTAATCTATTTTGATATATGTCAATTGCAACTGTACCATTTAAAGTACTTCCAGCAGATGGTAATGAAAAATCAATTTGTCCACCTTCATTTGTTGCAGACTGAGTTACTTTAACTAAATTAGCATTTAATGTTGTGCCATCCCATGTTAAACTAGATGAGCCAGCGGCACTTCCGTTATCATTATAAATAATTTGAGTATTTGACCCAGCAACTGGACCCGTTGCTCCCGTTAATCCAGTAGCACCTGTAGCACCAACATTACCAGTAACTCCAGTAGCACCCGTAGCGCCAACATTACCAGTAATTCCAGTAGCACCTGTAGCACCAACATTACCAGTAACTCCAGTAGCACCTGTAGCACCAGCATTACCAGTAACTCCAGTAGCACCCGTAGCGCCAACATTGCCAGTAATTCCAGTAGCACCTGTAGCACCAACATTACCAGTAACTCCAGTAGCACCCGTAGCGCCAACATTGCCAGTAATTCCAGTAGCACCTGTAGCACCAACATTACCAGTAACTCCAGTAGCACCCGTAGCACCAACATTGCCAGTAATTCCAGTAGCACCTGTAGCACCAACATTACCAGTAACTCCAGTAGCACCTGTAGCACCAATTGAACCTGTAGGACCAGTAGCGCCAGTACTACCAGTAAAGCCAGTAGCTCCGGCTGTAATTAAACCAGATCCATTCCAAAATAAAGCAGATCCGCTTGCATATAATTTATTTGTTATTACAGGGGGAATGCCGCTTGATAATGTCACTCCACTTGGATAAGATGCAGATATACCAGATTCATTTCCATTTGCATCTATATAAGAAAAAATTGATCCTGCGGAATTTTGCACTTCAACAAGATTTGCAGCTTGAGAAACGACACCTCTAACCAATAAAACCTTATCAGAAGCGCTTGCATTTTGTATCTGGAGTGTTGCAAAGGGGTTTAGATATGCAGATGTTCCAACATTGCCTATGGCTATTTTTTTAGCGGCAGTATCACCAACTATAGTATAATTTAAATTTAATTTATTAGAATTATTTCCAATTAAACTACTCGTTATAGCTCCAGTAGCCTTGATTTCTATATTATTCGAACCATTTGCGGTTGTACTAGCCAGTGACCCACCGCCAGCCATGTACCCAATATAGACATTATATTGGCCGCTAGATAAATATCCGGGTTGATATCCTATACCAATATTGAAACCACCACTAGAAAGATAAAATCCATTATATCCAACAATCGTACTGTAGTCTGATAAATATGCACGATTTCCAGCAGAATTTCCAATCGCAGTTAGATATTCTCCTGTCGCATAAAGCCCAGCAGAGCCTCCTACCATTGTAGATCTGCCACCACTATAGTAATATCCAGCACTATTACCTATTGCGACATTTGACCCACCTATTATACTTCGTAGTATAGTATTACTAAGAGCATTTGCTCCGATAGCAACACTTTGAGTGGCGTTGCTTCCAGCTCCACTTGCATTAGCTCCAGCCGACTCTCCTATAAATATATTATTAAATACATTATATATTCCGGAGCCAGCAGCGTATCCAATACTTATAGTTTTTGTATCATTTGCGGAATTAGATTTAGCTTCAGCATATGAATTATATCCAATTCCAATTAAATAATTTGTAGTTGAATTTCCACTTGCATTATATCCAGCATTAGTTCCAATTAATATCTGACCAGCCGTTGTAGAGGGTTTTACCGCTAAAGAAGAAGAATTTGCTCCAACGCTTACGCCGCTAGTAAATAGTAATTGATCAAGATTTCCAGTTCCACCCATAGCAATAGAGATAGATCCACTTCCATTAGCTATATTTATACCGCTACCAGATGTTAATGTATTTAAATCATAGCCACTACCATTTCCAATTAATAACTGTCCGCTAAGAGGAATTCCTGAGTTAGCAGTTCCCCCTCTGGCTATTGAAATTGTACCAACTATATCGTTACTTTCTACATAATGCTGGACAGGTTCTACTAAAATTTTTCCATTTACAGCATGTGAATAAACTACTTGTCCAACTTTAGCAGCATAATAAGGAGAGACGGGCTGTGTAATGCTATATTCACCAGAAGCTGTAGAAGATAAATATATAATTGCACCATCTGTAATTCCGGGAATTCTAGACGTTGATGTGTTTACGCCATTAACTAATCCATGTGTTGTAACATATCCAAAACCATTTTTTGGTATGTCCATAGTTGCAACACCTACAATATCAGCTTTTTCAGCACTAGTAGCGATAGCTAAATCTATTGTTGGAGTTTGTCCGACTGCACCATCAATGCGCACAGCCTGTCCATTTGAGATGGTATAATCATGGGTGTTCTTAACTCTAATTAATTCTTCTTGTCCAAGATTAACTGTAACATCAGCAGCTTCATTATAATAAGCAAGTGAGTGCGATCCACTATCATAAAAAACAAACCCTTCTTGATGTGCAAACATATTGTTTGGCATATCTTGTGGAGAGTAATATAAATAATTTTCTATTTTTCCACTGGGAACTGTAATATAGTTACCAGAAATTTGCCCTCTATTATTTACATAAAATAATTTATTTCCGGTATTGCCATCTGCCTCTATTAAGTTTGCGGTTTGCAGAGAAGTTGATGTTACTAATAAACCGATATCTGTCGTTAGTTTAGGTAGTATTTGAACTGTAGCTAGCGGATTTAAATTTGTAGATCCTACATTTCCAATTGCTAATTTTTTATCAGTATTGTCACCAATAATAGTTTCTTGAATATTTATTTTATTTGATTGATTAATAAGAATACTAGGATAAGCAGAATTAATACTAGATATTTCTAAATTATTATTACCGCTAGAATTGGAGGTAGCAGCGCCAGCTACAATTCCTATAAAAATATTAGCTAATCCACTTGCATATTGTCCGGCTGTATCACCTATATATATTGAATCTTGTGAATATTTTGATGATTGTCCTGCATTAACTCCAATCATAATTGAATTTGAAGCATCTTCTGTTAAATTTCCAGCAAAATATCCTAACATCACATTTTGATAATTATTTTTAGAAGAATTTCCAGCAGCATATCCAATATATTGATTTTGAGTATTATTATATCCGTATTGACCAGCACTTTCTCCAATATATATTTCGCTATATTCAGTTCCGCTTACACTAGCACCTGCATTTTTTCCTATTCTGATTATATCATTAAAAGCGTCAAATCTTAATTCGTAAAGATTTCCAGTTCCACCCATATAGATGTCACTACCTGATATGACTATACCAGATTTTGCTGTGTAAGTTCCTGCTGGACCAGTAGAGCCAGCAAATCCTGTTGCTCCTGTATTGCCAGTAGCTCCAGTTAATCCAGTTGCCCCCAATCCTGTAGCTCCAGTTGAACCTACGGTTCCTGTAGCCCCTGTACTACCAGTAAAACCTGTAGTACCTCTTAATCCTGTAGCACCTGTGCTACCAATTAAACCTGTAGCACCTGTAGCACCAATATTACCAGTTACTCCAGTAGCACCAGTAGCGCCAACATTACCAGTTACTCCAGTAGCACCTGTACTGCCAACAAAACCTGTAGCTCCTGTAGCACCAGTATTACCAGTTATACCAGTAGCACCTGTAGCGCCAGTATTGCCAGTTATACCAGTAGCGCCTGTAGCACCAACGTTACCAGTAATTCCAGTAGCGCCAGTTAAACCCGTAGCTCCTGTAGCTCCAGTATTACCAGTAGCACCAGTTAAACCTGTAGCTCCCGCACTTCCAAAGCCACCAGAGATTCCAGATGGTTGCCACCCGCTAGCAGTCGTCCAAGTTAGCACGCTTCCAGCTACTGGAACCCCTGTACTAATGTTATAACCTTGCAACTGCCCTGCGTTCCATTGGGCTACACCACTGCCAACCTTATTAGGCGATAATGATACTATCCAATTTGGATTTACATAATTACCAGTAGTATATACTAAATTATTTAAACTTAAAGTGTTCCGTTGGATAATTGGCATTATCTTTTCCTATATATGAGTTGCAGATATGTTAATCGAATGTTACTTTTAATGATCCGCTGGGAAATACAAACTGGCTTTGGTCCGTAACATTTCTGGTGTTTGTCAGTGGTCCATGAAATAGCAAATCACCGCCTGATTCAGCGGTGCATATAATAACACCTTGTACATTCCCTGTATCTCCATCTGAAGGGGGAAATGTAATTCCAGAAGCGTTATGTATCGCCGTTGCATTGCCAGACGCATAAGGTTCTGACCAAACTGTATTTTTTACTGGAACGGCTTGTCTCTTATAGCTCGCATTAGTTATTTCATTTGAAACGCCATTCTCAAGAGTTGTTGCGCTATAACTAGATACTAATCCAACATATAATATTTTCCAATCTGATAATTTACTTTCTCTAAAAATATGATTCAAGATTCCTGATTCTAAATAATTTGACAATGCGCCCATAAAAAAATCTCCTTTTAAAGTACTTTATCCACCTAAATATACACAAAATAAAAAAAGGACAGGCATAAGCCTGTCCTATTTTTTTTAATTTTATTTGGGCTAACTTAGAAGCTAGCTGCAAGCACACGGCGGTTATCAAGAACACCGAAACCAAGTTCGGCCCATCCGTAATAACCTTGACGTTGTGAGCGGTGTAGACCTTCGTCTTCGAAGATTTCAACTTCTCTCTTAACTGGCATGACGAATGAGTCGCGAGCGTTAAGGTCAAGACCTACGATCAATTCAACTCTGCTGCCACCTAATGAACCACCAAGGTCATTTAGGAAGAAGTTTTGATATTCTTGGCTATCACCAAATTCGAATAGACCATTTAGATTAACACCGAAGATGCGTGTCATTGGAACACCATCATTGGTTGATTGGTAAACTTCTCTACGTGAAGTTTCGTCTAATTGATCAATACCCCAGTTGCGAATATCTTCGATAGCTTCTGGTGATAGGTAAAGATCTGTAAGACGACCAGTAGCTGTCACGCTGTTACCACCACCGTTGCGCAACATAACTGTTTTGCATAGTGAGATTAGGCGCTTGGTGAATTGACCAACAGCAGCGTCACCGTCATAAACCAAGATGTTACGGTCAACAGCAGCAGCAAGAATTGTGTGCCAGCCATCATCGTTAATCTTCTTAACGAAACCTGACTCAAGAACTTGCATAGCGCGAGCAACAACATCCCAACGAGCTTCACGAGCATAACGTAGTAGGAAGTCAATGCTGTTGGTGATGCCGTAGGTGTTAACCATGACGTAATCGCCTTCAACGTGACGTTCTGGAATACGACCGTGACCCGGATTGGTGTAGGCTGTGAAGTCGCGTTCTGTACCCGGAGCTAGAAGGTCTAATGGGAATTCAGGTTGTGAACCCGGTTCTAGAACCATCTTCTCGTAGATATCTGTAACAACATCACCAAACATGATACCTTTACGTAGAGGTAGTTCAAGAGCTTTTGCAATCTCTCTCTGAGCATCTAGGGCTACAGATTTATCTGAACTACCTGAACGTTGTAATAGTGCAATGAATTCATCACTTGGTCTCTTTAACATTCGATATTCTCCTATTTCTATTATTTTAAATTATGGAAGGTTAATTTCAACTTTGGCATAACCGTCTGAGTCTTTGGCTGTTAGGAAACGGCCAAGCGGTTGTGAACCAGAGTCTAAGAATAATGCTCTTGTTGATGTTGAAATCAATCCACTATCAGCGATATAGGCATAAGCACCGGCTGTTGGTGTGCCACTATTGTGAATTTGATTGGTTACAACATAACCTTTTCTTAGAACAGTAACTTTGCCACCCTTTTGAAGTTCATCTTTGTGCCAGTTAATGTGCTGACGTGTTAGGTCAATATTAACCATGTCATTTAGAAGAATACCTAGTGGAACTTTGCCTGATGGATTTGCAACATATGTTACAACATTAGCTGCGGAATCCATAGCAGCGCCTGATGGGTTGCTTGTTGAAGCAAGTGTAACAACACCGCCTCTTTCAGCAACTTCATTCATGAAGAAACTAACGTCAGTTTGTAATTCGTAACGATCACCTTTTAATGCCATTGTAATATGCTCCTTTTAATTACTTAATATTTGCAGTTGTTTTTAGAACATTTGAACTGAACCAATCACTTGCGAAAGATCTAATGCTTTCTTCTTCGGCTGTTACGGCCATTGGAATATCGCTATCAGCTTTTGCAGAGTCAAGTACACTAGCATCGGCTTCGTTAGAATCTACTTCTTCGTCAGCTTTTGCCTTTGGCTTGCCTTTTACTTTGTCACCTTCTGGACCCATTGGCTTTTCGCCTTCTTTTTTCTCTGAAGGTGGGAACTTAGCAGCTACGGCTGAAAGTGTAGCAACAACTGCATCGAATGCAGAATCGTCTAGTGATTCAAAGTTGGCAACTGTTTGATCTAGTTCTGCTTCACCAACACCAGCTTGAGCTAATGCGGCTTTGCGGCTGCTCTTTGTCTTTTCTTTTTTCATCTTATTGAGTTCTTCAGCCATCTTTTCTTTATCTTTCTTCTCAGCGGCAATAGCTTCCTGAGCTTGAGAAAGTTGAGCTTGAAGATCGGCAATTGTTAGTTCGGCTTCTGCTTTCTTAGCTTCTGCGTCTTCTTTACCCTTCTTCATTTCTTCCTTAGCGTCTTTAGCTACGGCAAGTTCAGCTTTTAGAACTTCTAATTCATCTTGCATAGTAATCTCCTCAGCTTTCGATTCATTAAAAATAATTGTAGAATGTTGTTTATTTAAAATTACACTTCGTGGGTTAGCAGGTTTTTGAACAAGACCAACACCGGAAAAAGAAATGTTACGTAAAAGTCTACCTAATTTATACCCATTATATTCACCTTTGCCGCCATAAGCTCTTAAATGTTTAGTTAAAAAAGCCGAAGCCTCTTCTCTTTTAACGATCTTTTGTTCGCCCTTAGCGTCAATAAGTGCATAGTCAAATGCCGGAAATAAACACTCCATAGAAACATGCCATGTTTTTCCAGCTTCAATATCAGCTATGATTTTTTGCATACGGTCTTTTAAATTTTTATCAGACCAACTAGTATACAAAACAGAACCAATAGTAATATCAAAATAAGCAGGTAATTGACTATCGCTATTAATATCATTTAATCTATTGCCATCGCCGTCTGTTACATAGCAACTAGTAATATGTCCAATGATATCTTTTTCATCGTGCATATAATTAAATTGCTTATCTTCTGGCGTTGCTCTAGCGTTCCATAATTCCGCATGATCAAAAACATCATCGTTTTTATTCCATCCGGAACTGGCTAATATAGATTTTATATAATATAAATCTACCTGATTTGCATTTTCAGCGATAGCCTTGGAAAGTATTATTTCTTTTTCATTTGGTATGTATGAAACTGCCTCAGAGCAAAATGCAATTGAAGCACTACTCTCTACTAGTTCGGCTATGCCGTCTTTTATTTCTGATTTAAATATTTGCATATATGATTACCTCGTATGAGTTATACACACTAGTTTTCGACAGATGCCAAATCTACATAAACTGAGGCGTAAATATATTTCATTTCATCTACAGTTGGCTTTCTGTTATTTAGATACACAAAGTTATCTAATTCACCTCCAACTTTATCTATAAACTCTTGCGAAGGTTTATTGTTCATATCAATCAGATCTTTTATTATTTCTGGATTTAGTTCAATAAATGGTTCAAGACCAGTTAATAGGCAAAGTTTTAAATACTCCAGTTGATCAAATTCTGCCTTAGTTAAGCTACGAACATTTTTCTTTTTATAATAAGACAGCATCATTGGAGTTACTTCATCTGCAATTGCTTTTTGAATATTGTAAGCCCATAGAGTAGCTGCTGCTTCGCCTGTCCTTGGCAAAACCTTTTTTTGCTTTCTTTTTGTTGCATCTTTTGTATTTAATGGACGGCCACCTTGTGGATTGGACTTTGGTGGAGCCGCAGGAGATGTTGGGCCACCACCAATTTTAGGTGCTGGCGGTAATGGAACATCTCTTTTTGGAATATCAATATCATCATAAAATTCATCATCTAAAGCATCTTTTGCTACTAATACTTTAGCAATGTCCGTTCTTATATTTGGATTATGATATGGACTTGCTTTACGCGGTGATACACTATCATTTCTTCTGTTTTGCTCTTCTCTTCTTGTTCTTACTCTTTCAATATCTGGCATTTCGCCGAATCTTTCAAGTACAGTTTCATGAGAGATGATATCACGATCCGCTAAATTAATAAGTAATTGTTTAGCCGCCGATTCATCAGAAAGTATAATAGAATCAAATCTAATTTGTGCAGGAACTCTAAAGCCCATTGCCTTTTGAACTATTTCAATTTCTTTAGTCCAGAATTGTTTTAGAACTTGTCTACCATATTCAAGTCTCTCGATTAAAACTTTTAATGAGACATAATTATTTGTGTAACCACCACCAGAACCACCAGCTCCTGTTAATGTAGGAGGTATTCCTAAACCTGAATATATACTTGCTAATACAGGTTGATACTTTTCATTGCCAAGAAATTTATAAACTTGCGATTCGCTTTCTTTGAAATCTAACTCTGGACCCCAAACTAAGTCCATAGTACCACCACCAGTATTAGATGCTAAAATGTTACGAAGTTTATTGATAACATCTCTTTTTGGAATAATCTTGTGATCAAGACTACCAATTCTCCATAAACGGATCTGAGAAATAGCGCCGTCAAGAGCAGCTAAGTCAGCAAGTTTCATTTTTTCTAACATGATGAGGTCATCTAAGATAGCATAGATCATTGGATTGGCCCATACCAACCAATCATCTTTTTTATAGTTAAATACAGATATCTTTTCTGGATCTAATGGCAATTGTCTTTTGCCTTCTTTAATTTGTTTTTGAATATCTGGTGGTAATTTTGAGAATGTATTTCTCATCGTTACATTAGAAGATTGAAATGAGTCATATGTAGTTTTTGATAAATTTAAAATATATTTTGGTTCACCAATAAACATACCATTATAGTAATTTAATACATCAACTGCAAGTGGATTAAGGAAGTCATAAACCCAAGGAATTTCTCTTTTTGGATATTTTGTTGTGACTATTTCCATATCAACTTCAGCGGTGGCTTTTCTTAATTCTTCTTCTTTTGAAGCGTTAATTTTTGCAGTTCTTCTTTTTACAACAACATTTCCAGTTCTATAAAGATAGTTTAAAAATCTTTCAGAACGTTCTACCCCATTAATTTGTTGAAACCATTTTTTATAAAATCTTTCAATTGATTTATTTGGATGTACAATATCAATACCTTGTGCGCCAAAGTCGCCCATTAAATCAATGACATTTCTAATAATTCCAACTCTATCGTAAGCGTCCATGCACATTTTCATGATACGCTTCTGTCTAGTTGGCATCGCTTCTTCAGGGCGGAAGCGATAGTAGTCATTTCTCGTAATACTTGTACGTACAGAGCGGTCAGGCTCAATATCAATATATGTTCTATATGTATAAGCTAAAGCCTTTTCGCTTTGTACGGGTACATTATTGTCGTAAGCCTGATTAGCTGCGGCAAAGGCTTTTTCTTTTGATGAATCATCTGCCCATGTAGAATACATTTCACTCATTAGTATTGTTCCTTTAAACAATGGTATTGGTAATTATATTAATATACACAGGGAGTGATTAATACTTTGCATTTTCAGAAAACCATGCTGGAGCAGAATAATAATCTTGTCCAATATCGCTAACAACTCTATTAGCAAATCCAACATTATTATAATATTCTTGTTCAAATTCAATATTTCTTTTAGATGTATTTAACTGTCTTCCAGAGTGATTTGCCATGATTAATGCTGAATATCGGTCTTTTCTAAGTTTATTTTTCTTTCCACTTTTTGTGTCTGGAGTGTCCCATCTCTCTCGTCCATTTTGACTTTGGGATATCACAATAAGAGATAACTCATTTTTTAGTTCTTCAATTTCCATAACACAATCTTCTAGTGTATCATGTATCCTATTGTTTCTTTTGTCTTCTTCAAGAGAAAGACCAATAGTTGCAGCATCAAAAAATGGAAATATAATAGCCTTGTCTTCCATGTCTTTTCTTAAACCGTGATTAGCTTCGCTAGTCCATTGGGCGCTTGAGAAATTACACAGTTCAATAAGGTGCAATCCAGCTTCGTCATCGGTGGGCGCTGGTTTATCTGGATTAATTTTGGGCCAAATAGGGATTTCATTTTCTTTTAATCTTTGTTTATCATGTAATGCTTCCAGCACTGCAATACCACCACCTTGTGGGTCCATTGCAATTTCAACAGTGGGAAATATTTTCATTAAATTTCTAATTTTACGAGCGCAATAACTATAGAAGTCATTTTCTTCTGTGGCATTAGACTTAACGCTCTCTCTATGCCTCTCTCTGGTTGTTGTCCAGCAATAAACAATTCTACGGTGCGTTTCATTAACTTCTAATACAACAATAGAAAAATTATCTACTTCTGATGCTGGGTCAATTCCAATTACATATTGTTTATTGGGATTTCCTCTAGTGCTAGCTTCAAAAAATACTTCGCCATCAGCTAATATAATAGGTTTTTTTTCTGAGCATACGCAAGATTCTATTAAGCTGCGTTTAAAAAATCCCTTACTATCTGTAGAGAAACATGCGCCATATTCCATCTGAAAGATTCCGGCGTGTACGGTTGCTTTTGATCTAGATATCTGGCCTTCATCCATAAACCCAAGTGGTAGTAGCTCAACAGGTATTCTATATATTGCATAGTCCTTATAGTTAAAATCTTCTGGGGCTTCACTACCAAACACTTCAGAAAGTTTAGATCTATCCCCTTGACTTTTAATAATTGCGTGATATCTTTTCCAGTATTCAGCAAAGTGGTTGAAATCGTAATAAGCAGTTCCAGACAGAACAATCTGATTTGATCTATAGAAATCTTGATTATCATCTACGTAGTCTAGTGTAATTCCAAGTTCTTTAGCTTTCTTTTCTTTTGCTCTAGCCTTTACTTTTTCAATAGGAGAACTTGCAACAGCAGCAAATCCAGCAACAACATTTTCAAAAATTTCACGGGGAATAGAGGCAAATTCGTCGGCAACAATATCGTTGGCGCGCTGACCTCTAATTTTTTGCCCATCTCCAAGTGGCAAGAAAGTAATAATTCCTCTGTTAATACGAACAGTACAGCGGTCCACATCTCTAGTCGTTCCGCTATTCTGATCGCACAAGTCTCTTAATATAGGAGCATTTCTCCAAATATTTTCTGCATATTCATACAAAACTTTAGACTGTCTAAATGCAGCACCAACAACTACGATTTTTCTTTCTGGTAAAAAGAAAGCTCTTAACATACAATATAACGAAAGAATAAAGGATTTGCCAAAACCGCGAGAACCAACCAACATGGGAAATTTCCTATTCCACATGTCATGCAGGATTAATGCCTGCACTGGGGAAATTTCTATATTAAAAATATATTTACATACAAACGAAAAGTACTCTGGTCGCGTCATCAGCCACGCCAGATTCTGCATTATCTGCGTCTTATCTTCGCCGCACATATCATATATGTATTCTAATGGATTAAAAAGTTGACTCTCATCTACTTCTAGATTCAGCCAAGCATCCTTAAGTCTTTTTTCTATTATATCGCTCATTGACTCTCTTCATTAATGAAAGTGCTGTTTTCATAGCATAGAATTTATTGCCACAAAACATAATTTTTACTTTATGTTCTAACTGTAGTTCAAATATAACTTTTAACAAATAACTACCACTAATTCTTGTTGTCTGTTGCAATTTAGTATTATGACCATGAAATGGATAGTCTATTAAATCTCTTAGCGGAAATTCGCAAATGATAAAAGCGTGTTCAAACTCATCCATTCTAATCATTTCTTTTTTGAATCTAATATAATCTCTGCCTAAATTATTTGCAAACTCCTCAATACATCCTTTTCTTTCAATACATATTTTATCTTCTAGCCCTTTGATAGTATAGTCGCCAGTTTTAATAGTGCCTATTTCTTCGGCAACTGTATGCTCAAAATTAAACTCCCAAGGAATTTGTTCGCGAGTATCTTTTATAATAATGAATTCAGGTTCTTTTTTCATTTCTTTTTATTATCTCGAAAAAGTATGCTTCATATGCTTGTTCTGATCCTGTAATAGATTTATGACAAGTTTTACACAAACATATGCCATTTTTTGGTTCGTATCTAATAGATGGAGAGTCGGCCCACCTATTTAAATGGTGGACCTGTAACTCTTTTCTTTTTTTAGACTTGCACATCTGACAGGTGTACTTGTCCCTTTTTAGAACTTCCGTTCGAAATTTTACGTGTAAAGGGTCTTGATAGTCTCGCTTCTTCCACATCACTAGATACCATTCTTTCTACCAATTTAGTAAATGAAACTTCAGGCTCCCACTTTAATTGTGATTTTGCTTTTGAAGGATTTCCAAGCAGAAAATCAACTTCAGCAGGACGGTAAAAAGTAGCGTCAATGACCACATAATCTTCCCAATTTAATCCATATAAATTAAACGCTTCAAATAAAAACTCTTTAATAGTGTGAGTTTCACCTGTTGCAACAACATAGTCGTCAGGTGATGATTGCTGAAGCATCAACCACATAGCTTTGACATAATCTTCCGCATGGCCCCAATCGCGACGAGCATCAAGATTACCAAGACGGAGCTTAGGAAATTTTTTATCTTTACCACTTGCTAAGAATTCTCCAAGCCATTTAGTGATTTTACGAGTTACAAACTGCTCACCCCGGCGTTCGCTCTCATGATTAAAAAGAATGCCTGAGCAAGCAAATATATTATAACTGTCACGATAGTTTCGAACTAAGTGATGTCCAGCCAATTTAGCAATTGCATAGGGCGATTGCGGATAGAATGGAGTTTCTTCATTTTGAAACTTGATAGGATCTTCACCATAGTCATTAGTTACGACTGTAAAATTTTTTCCAAACATTTCGCTAGAACTTGCTTGATAAAATTTAGTGTCGGTGCTACAATTACGTATAGCCTCAAGGCAATTGAGAACCCCGCGAGCCGTGATATCCCACGTAGTTCCGGGCTGTTCAAAAGATGTCTTAACGTGGGACTGCGCTCCAAGATTATAAAATTCATCAACCTCGTAATCATTTAGCAAACGATAAAGGAAACCCTCGTCAGTTAGGTCGCCCTCAATAAGATTAAATCTTTTATTAGCTACACAATTTGCAAGTCTAGAAAAATTAGGTTGGGATGTTCTCCTATATATTCCAATTACATTGTATTTCTTTTTAAGAAGTAGTTCTGCCAAATAAGACCCATCTTGTCCTGTGATTCCTGTAACAACTGCTGTTTTCATATTATTTTCCTCATTCCACTGTTTCCGAAGTTAAAAATGGTTGGTCCGTAATTCCATCTTCATATAGATGCGCTTGGGACAACCTATCTCTTTCGATGTCCATAGCCAGTCTCATTTTTTCCATCTCAATGCCGGTTTCATGTCTGAAGTCGCCATCAAGAATAATTTTTTTAATAAGTGCCGCAAATGTAACTTTACTATCTTCGATAGCTTTGATACGTTGCTCTCTAGTACCTTTCAAATCTTTGATCATTGCGGATTTTTTAGTCTGCAAATCTTTATAATCTCGCGAGAGGGCTTCTTGTGATGCGCGTAAAACTGCTGATTGGCGTTCTAGATTTAGTACTAAGTCCCAGTCAATAGAATCCTTATCTTGGTTTTTCTCTTCTATAATGGTTTGTTCCATATTTGAAAGAGCTTTGATATTTTCATTCTGGGCTTTCAAGCAACGATTCATTAATATTTCTAGTTTAATAGTATCAACAATTTGAATTTCTTCAGTGTGAAAAACATCTTCACGGAACTGCGACCACATTTTCTTCCAGTGAAAGAGAAACATATCTAGCTCATCTTCGGTGAATTGACTTTCTAAATCTCGCCAGTAAGCCTTTTGCTTTAGTTCATTAAGAGCTTCTACTTCTTTTTTATCATTAGCATTTATACCAATGTTTTGTTTGATCCACAGTAGGACCGATTTTGGTTCTCGGTCCAAAACTGTAGCAATATTTTCGTAAGACATATCTTTGATATTATCTCTGATATACTTCTGTTCGCTAAGATCTAATCTTCCTTTACGCATAGAACTTTCCTAAGATATCGCGAAGACATGCTAATAAGTGGGATTTTTTAGTTTTAGTTAACGTTTGATCATTTTTAAAGCGTAGGTAATCGCTTCGCATATTTGCAGGTATATGAATATCAATATACTCAAGGAGTTCGCGCTCTTCTAAATCGGCTGAAACTTCTTTGTGAAATATAAATGCTTTCATGTCGTCGAGCGATGCGGCATCGAGGAGTTTTTTCTTGCCTTGTTGAATTTCTTCGGCTTTACCTTCATCTTGTCGGTAGTAATTGTCGCGCTTGAAATTTTTTAATCGGTTTTTTATATGTACTGATAAAAAGTTCTCAAGTGGGCGAACACCATCATAGCGGTCAAGGGCTTCCATACCTATAATAAAAGCCTCTTGTTGTATATCATCCTCCTCAAAATTTGGAAATGTATACTTACTGGCAAGGCGAGAAGAGATCAGCGATATCGTTGATACTACTTGCTCCTCTGTCATATTTTGTGGAATTTTCATTGACTTTTGCTTTTCCTTTGGCTATAATACCTGTGGGGTCGGGGACATTTAGATCAGCGGCCACTCCCTTTAACAATTCCTGTGAAGAAATCATGTTCAAGCTGGCGCTTACATTTACGGGATTTTTTTTTCGCATATGGGAAAACCCTTATGAAGAACACAACAATATTAAACAGCAACTATACACACCTGACTGTAGTCTCTTGGAAAAGAGGCATCAAGCTCCTGATGGCTGGCAAAGTGACCCCCATAGATTTCTATGACGACTTTGAAGTCCAGACAACAAGTGGCGATGCTTATCAAATTCCTAAAACTATTGTACTTAAAAAGTACGTTAAACTTCCTGATAGAATGTATAGGCCCAATAGAAGAAACATTTTTCTTCGTGATAATTATACCTGTGTATATTGCGAAAAGCAACTTAATGTTGATGAATTATCTGTGGATCATGTATTACCTAAAAGTAGAGGTGGAAAAGAAACATGGGACAACCTTGTTACTTCGTGCAAAACGTGCAATTGTTTCAAAGGCGACAGGACTCCAGAAGAGGCGGGAATGACTATAAAGAAACCTTAGAAAAATTAATCATTAAAGATTTATTAAAACAGTATGGAAAAAGAGTTGAGCCAGTAACCATTAGAAACGATGTCTATTGCTATACGGAGGTCGAAGACCTCCATATTAATTTAGAGTATCTGAGAGTTGCATTTGGGGACTTTAAGGAGCTGACAGTTGGGAGGTTTGGATTACATGTGCTATATTAAATAGCACTCTTGTTATATAGGGTGTTACATTATTATTTTAAGTTGGTGATTTTGTGAGACCCACCCGCCCTTTTTTCAGCAAAAAGACGGTACTTGCTAATGAACAAAAAACCACCACCCCCTGTTACGGGGGGCGTGGTTGGTACATGCCGATTAGTACGCCTATACAGAACATCACTATGATGTACAGGCATCACCTCCCTTTCCATATATCAACGAACATTGATACGATCATAGCACTATACAGAATGACAGGTGAACCGAATATCACAGCTATCGCAAACAGGTTCATACTCACCTCACTTTCCATACCTATTATATCGGCATAGTCAAGAAAAATCAATAGAGAATCCCCAAAAAACTTTTTTGAAAATATTTGAAAAAAGAGGCTTTACACTATTGACATGAGGCCCGATTGACGATATATTATATATATAAGGAATGAGGAATGAGCCTCACCTAACTGAGAAGGAAAGAACGATGTACCGATACCTGTGCTGGATTTGCGACGAAGTGTTTTGCTCCAACCTCACCATCAACCAACTGCCCACCATCGACGGCGAAATCGTCTGCTCATGCTGCCACAAAAATTCCGGAAAATAATCCGGAATTCCTCTTGACTTCCTACCCCATATAGCCGATAATATAAGTGTAAGGAATGAGCCTTACACAACTCCAAAGGATACCGATATGAGCGACTTCCTCAGCCAACAACAATGCGACGAACTGGTGAACGGTCAAACGTACAACGGCGAGTATGTGCCGACTGATCAGGATCTGGCCGACATGGCCGAGGCATGGGGCAACGACGAACCGGAGGATTTCTTCTGTGCCAACTGCGGCCACGTTGAACTAGTGGGGAGCGCCCAGTCGCCCGACGATAGCCTCTGCTGTGATTGCTATAAATACAATAACGA